TCATGAAGGAAGTGCCGGCGCTGACGACTCGCGTCAAGCAGCTGCAGACGGTCGAAGATGCACAGGCGATCCAGTCGCGGCCCTTGATGCCGTCGGCCGCGAGGACTGGCACTGCCAGGCCGGTTGTCGAAGTCGTCAAGCGCGAGAAGGGCCAGATCTTCGTGCGCTACGCGATGGCCGTCGCGGCGGGCCGGGGCAGTCTGTCGGACACGCTCGCGTATGCGAAGCGGTTTACGGACACGCCGGAAGTCGCCGCCTACGCGAAGGCGATGCACTTCAAGGCGGATCCCGGGACGACCGAAGTCGCGAGCCCGTCGTGGGGCGGGGAACTTGTGAACCCGAACACGATCGAGACCGAGTTCGTCGAGCTTCTGCGGCCCGAGACCATCATCGGCAAGGTCTCCGGGTTCCGCCCGGTGCCATTCAACATCCCGATCATCACGCAGACCGGGGGATCCACCTTTGCGTGGGTCGGTGAAGCGGCGCCCAAGCCGGTCAGTGAGTTGTCGTTCACGCGCGACACACTGAGCAAGAGCAAGGCGGCCGGGATCGTCGTGCTGACCGAGGAACTGGTCCGGTTGTCGCGGCCCGATGCCGAAGCGACCGTCCGGAACGACCTCGTCGAGCAGTGCGCGCGGTTCCTGGATGCGCAGTTCATTCAGGTCGGCATCGCGTCCGGGGCGAACAACCCGGCCTCGATCACTTACGGCGTGAATGCGCCGAATGCGACCGGGGCGGATCTGGCGTCGTTCCTCTACGACTTCAAGACCGCGCTCGCGACGCTGGTGGCCGCGGACGTCTCTCTGATGGGGCTGGTCGTCGTGACCACACCGGCGATCGGGCTGGGTCTGAGCATGTTTACGAACCCCCTCGGGCAGCAGCCGACCGGGATCAACATGAGCCCGACGGGCGGCACGCTGTTCGGGTATCAGGTGATCGTCTCCGACTCGGTCGACGCCGGGCACCTCGTGATCTTCAAGCCGTCCGAGATTTTCTTGGCGGATGACGGTCGCGTGACGCTCGACGCGAGCAACCAGGCCACCCTCGACATGATGGGCGGGTCGCCTGGCGCGCCGACGTTCAACCTCTGGCAGCGCAACTGTATCGGCATCCGCGCCGAGCGGTGGATCCGGTGGCAGAAGCGTCGGCCGACCGTGGTCGCGGTGATTGATACCGCCGCCTACGGGCCGAGCCTGGCTTCTCCATAGTCGTCGTTCTGACCCGGCGCTCACGGAACAACGGCCGTGGGCGCCGGACTCTCTCGGTCTGGAGTCTCCAATTTGTTGGTACCCCTTATCGCCACGGCGCCGTGCGAATACGACGGGAAACGGTACGCCATCGGGGCGTCGTTTTCTGCGTACAGCGAGGACCACGCCAAGGTGTTGGTGCTGCTCGGGAAAGCTCGTCACGGCGAGCCCGATCGCACGAGTGAACCAGAAGTATCCGAGCCGGCGCGCCCGAAGCGCGTCTATCGCCGCCGGGCCGTGGCTGTTCAGGATCCCGAGTGAACATTCTCGGCTTCTCGATCACCCGGACGAAGGCGGCGTCCCTGACGTCGGTGCCCGGATCGCGCGGCTGGTGGCCGTTGATTCGCGAGTTGTCCGCCGGGGCCTGGCAGCGGAACGAAGACGTCGCCGTTGACACGGCCTTCCAGAATCCCACGCTCTACGCCTGTCTGACGCTCATCGCGGGCGACATCGCCAAGTTGCGCCCGAAGCTCGTCGAGCGGGACGACGAAGGCATCTGGACCGAGATCGATAGCGGGAAGTCGGCGCCCGTGCTTCGCAAGCCCAACGACTACCAATCACGGATTGACTTCTACGAGTGGTGGATGCTCTCGAAACTAGGGCACGGGAACACCTACGTCCTGAAAGAACGGGACGAGCGGAACGTCGTGCGGGCGATGCACATCCTCGATCCCCATCGCGTGACGCCGCTCGTGGCGCCCGATGGCTCGGTGTTCTACCAGCTCGCGATTGACGAACTGGCCATGCTGCGGCAGTCAGTCGTGGTGCCCGCGCGCGAAATCATTCACGACCGCCACTGCCCACTGTTTCACCCACTGGTCGGGATCTCGCCGATCTATGCCGCGGGGTATCCGGCGATCGACGGCCTGACGAGTCGGCGTACGGCGCATTCCTTCCTCGCGAGCGGGTCGCGTCCGGCCGGCATCCTCGAGGTTCCGATCGACATCTCGAGGGCGCAGGCCGACGAATTACTCGTCCGGTGGAACGAGCGCGAGCCTGGGTCGATTGCGGTCCTGACCGGCGGGATGAAGTTCAACACGATCGCGATGACCGCGGAGCAATCGCAACTGATCGAACAGTTGCACATGACCGACGAGGACATCGCGAAGTGTTTCCACATGCCGCGGCACAAGGTGGGCATCGGGGCCGATCCGACCCATAACAACGCGGAAGTCTTCAATCTCCAGTACTACACGGACTGTCTCCAGACGCACATCGAGAAGTTGGAACTCTGCCTCGACGAAGGGCTGGAGCTGACGACGGTCCCAAGCAAGACGCTCGGCGTGGAGTTCGACTTGGATGGCCTGTTCAAGATGGACACAGCTGGCAAATCGGAGGCGGCGTCGAAAGCCGTCGGCGCCGGGATGTCCTACGACGAGATTCGAAAGCGGTATTGGGATCTCGGTCCTGTCGAAGGCGGGGCGTCCCCGTTGGCGCAGCAGCAGTACCACAGCATCGCCGCCCTCGCAAGACGGGATGCCTCGGACGAGGCCTTCGTCACGAAGCCTGCGCCGCCACCCGAACCTGAGCCCGATCCAGAGCCGGAAGAGAAAGCCATGCCGGCCGGAGAGTTCCTGATGACCATCCGTCGAAAGGTGGCCGAGATGGCCCACGTATGACATTGACGGCGGAACTCGCGGACGTGATTTCCCTCGCCATTCACGACGCGACGGCGCCCCTGCTGGCGAAGATTGCGCTACTCGAGGCGCGTCCGGTCGTGGCGCCTGATGCTGTGGAGGCGCTGAAGGACTTCGCGGCGGATACGCGCGCTCGGCTGTTGGCGATCGAGTCACGGCCGGCGGTCGTCGGTCCTGCGGGTCCGGTTGGGCCGATCGGGCCGCAAGGTGACGCAGGCCGTGACGGTGCCTCTGGACGCGACGGACTCAACGGCAAGGACGGATCGGTAGGACTCAACGGGAAGGACGGCCTGAACGGCAAAGACGGCGCGGATGGTGCCAGTGGCAAGGACGGCGCTCCAGGTCTCAACGGCAAGGACGGTCGCGATGGCGTCGACGGTAAGGATGGATCCAGCGGCCTGAATGGGAAAGACGGCGAGCAGGGGCTACCCGGAGCGGACGGACGCGACGGCATTGACGGGAAGAACGGAGCCGACGGCATGCAGGGCAAAGACGGCGCACTAGGCAAGGACGGACTCCCAGGACGTGACGGACGCGACGGCAAGGACGGCGCACCTGGGATTGACGGCAAGGACGGATCGAACGGTCTGCACGGCAAGGACGGCGCACCTGGGCGAGACGGCGTCGATGGTCTCGGCTTCGAAGACGTGGACTTCCAGTTCGACGATGGCCGTGGACTCGTCGCTCGGTTCAGCCGTGGCGATCAGGTGAAGGAACAGCCCATTCCGATCCCGTGGGATGCCGGTGTGTGGCAGCGCGGTCGCACGTATCCCCGCGGCGCCGGCGTGACCTACGAAGGCAAGTTCTGGATCGCGCAGACGGAGACGGCCACCTGGCCTGGTGACGTCAAAGCGAAGTCTTGGCGGCTCGCGGTGCGGAATGGGCGCGACGGGAAAGACGGCAAGGACGGGCGGAACGGGACCGACGCATGAAGGAGCGGGTCTATTCCACCGTGCCGCGTCTCTTCCCAGGATCGACGGTCGTCTGCTTGGGCAGCGGTCCCTCGCTCCGCGCGGAGGACGTCGATGCCTGCCGTGGTAGGGCGGTCGTGATCGCGGTCAATGACACCTACAAACTGGCGCCGTGGGCGGATGTCATGTACGCCTGCGACAACAAGTGGTGGGGTTGGGCGGACAAGAACTACAAGGGCAACCACCCGAAGTTCCACGAGTGCGAGGCGCACCGGAACGGTCAGAAATACACCCTGAAGCCGTATCCCGGCGTGCAGCTCCTTCGCCACACCGGCGGTTACGGGCTGGACTTGGATCCGTCCGCCGTTCGAACCGGATTCAACAGCGGGTATCAGGCGATCAACCTCGCGGTCCATCTCGGGGCCTCGCGGATCGTCCTGCTCGGCTATGACATGCGGGTCGACCAGAAGCGGCGATCCAGGGATCACTTCTTCGGGCAACACCCGGATCACACGGTGCCACCGGTGGCCGCCTGCCTGACGGCCTTCAAGACGCTGGTGAAGCCCTTGGCCGAGGTGGGCGTCGAGATCGTGAACTGCACGTCAGGGAGCGCC